GGACGTTGGCTAACACATGGCCTAATCCAGACAAAATCCCCCCGATGGCAGAAGTTTTTCTACTCATGGCTTCAAACAAAACGAGGCTGTGCTCCTATGGACGAAACTGACATCGTGGGTGCCTTCAAAAAGCATAAGAAGGCGCTTACTCATCCACCCGAATCCGAGTTTCCGGAGGAATTTCAATTTCGAGCTCAAGTCTGTTTAGACGAGCTCTTGCAAAAGGCAAATTTTGAAATTCCTCGTTCCGTCGAATACGAGATGAGTCATAATGCATGCAACACATATGGCCGCGCACAAGGTGGCCAAATCCAGGCTGTCCAGGCGGCTTTTGCGACTATACTACCGACCGATAGAGACATCTACCGCGTTTCACAGTATATCACAAAGCCCGAGAACCCGGTGGGTCATGAGTTCTTTGCTTCGATCTTCGATTCGGAGGATTACCAGTTTGGTAATCAACTCTACGACCAGGGAGACCTCGCAGATATCATGTTATCTTTCCTGGATGATCGTATTGTCCAAAGACCTCACTCTGAGATTTTTGGGCTGGATAACCGAGGCAAAATTGTCGTGGGTGGGTGGCTTGGAGTTCCGACTCCTATTGACTCTGTGCGCAAAGTCAATTCCCATGAAGACTCAGAGCGAGCTATCAAGACATTTCCAATGATTGATATGACTCTCCTAGTTTCGGCGGCTACCCACGCTTGCAACGACACGGTAAAGGTTGCTCCGATCTTGGAGCCACTTAAAGTCCGATTGGTTTCCAAAGGTGATCCACTAACATACGCTGCTTCGATGCCTATGCAAAAACAGATGCATAGCTTCTTGAAGCGAAAACCCCAGTTCAGTCTCATAGGTAAGCCTGTTGATCGCGCGAACTTTGAGTTCCTTTCACAGCACAGGACGAGTCGTCTGATCGCAAATGATCCGCGCTGTCCCGGTGAATGGGTATGGAATAGTGGAGATTACAGTGCTGCCACTGATGGTCTCGATATCAGGTTTACCAAGCAGATCTTCGAAACTCTTCTCACTAAGATTGACGATTCCGACGCTTCCATTGTTCAAACTTGGAAACAGGTTCTTCGTCATGTCCTTTATGAGCAGACTCTTGAATATCCGGGTAAGCCTTCACAGATCAGGAAAGATGGTTTACTACCAGGCCGACAGCAAAATGGTCAGCTTATGGGCTCTACGCTCTCATTTCCGGTTTTGTGTATTGCTAACTTAGTTTGCTACTGGTTAGCTCTCGAAGACTATATCAACGAACTCAATTATTATAAATGGGAGAGGTCTACTTCTAAAAGGAAGAAGCCCTTTCAGCGACGTCATCTCAGGTTTTCGGAACTTGCTGTTCTGATTAATGGAGACGATATCCTATTTATGATGAATAAGTTCTTACGCACTTTTTGGTTACGCCGTATTGAGGAAGTTGGTTTCAAACTCTCACCGGGCAAGTCTCTT